AGGATGGCTGGGCTGGTTCTGGACCCGTGGCAGGAGTTCATCCTGTCGAACGCGTTGAATGAGCGGGCGGATGGGAAGTGGGCGGCTCTCGAGGTCGGGGTTGTCGTCCCGCGCCAGAACGGGAAGGGCGCGTTGTTGGAGGCCCGTGAGCTCGCCGGCCTGTTTCTCCTCGAGGAGCGGCTGATCACCCATTCGGCGCATCTGTTCGACACGTCGATGGAGGCTTTCCTCAGGCTCCTCACCCTCATCGAGCAGTCGCCGGACCTGGACAGGCGCGTGAAGCGGGTCACCAGGTCGCACGGTGAGGAGGGCATCGAGATCAAGGGCGGCCAGCGAATCCGGTTCCGTACGAGGACGAAGGGCGGGGGCCGCGGGTTCTCGGGCGACTGCCTGATCCTCGACGAGGCGATGTTCCTGCCTGAGGCGACGATCGGGGCGTTGTGGCCGACGTTGACGGCCCGGGAGAACCCGCAGGTTTGGTACACGGGGTCCGCTGTCGATCAGAACGTCCATGACCACGGTCTAGCCCTCGCAAGGGTGCGGAAGCGTGGAATCGAGGGCGGCGACGAGGGTCTTGCGTACTTCGAGCATTCCGCGGATGCTGAGATGGACACGGTCCATGAGATCGCGAACGATCCGCAGGCGTGGGCGCAGGCGAATCCGGGGTTGGGTATCCGGTTGCGGGCGGAGGTCATCGCGGCTGAGAAGCGGGCGATGGACCCCAGAACGTTTGCTACCGAAAGACTTGGCGTCGGGGACTGGCCCTCAGGACTGTCGGAGGATGACGACCTGATCAGCCTTGAGGCGTGGGAGGGCTGCGAGGACACTGGGTCGGAAGCGCAGAACCCGGTGTGCGTCGCGTTCGATGTGACGCCTGACCGGTCGAGGGCGGTGATCGCTGTCGCCGGGGTCCGCAAGGATGGCCGCCGGCACGTCGAGGTTGTCGATCACAGGAGGGGAACGGGTTGGGTCGTCGAGAGGTTGGTGGATCTGACGGCCCGTCATCAGGTCGCGGGGATCTGGCTGGATGAGCGGTCGCCGGCCGCGGCGCTGATGAAGCCGCTCCGGGAGGCTCGTGTGGACTTCACGCCGGTTTCGGGGTCGGAGTATGCGCAGGCGTGCGGCCAGTTTGTCGATGCGGTCAACGACGGCGACGTCCGGCACCTAGGGACCCCGGAGCTCAAAGCGGCGGTCCTGGGGGCCGCTAAGCGCCCGTTGGGGGATGCGTGGGCATGGTCGCGCAAGAGTTCAGCGGTGGATATCTGCCCGTTGGTCGCCTGCACCCTCGCCCTAAGGGGCGTTGGGGAGCAGCCGCCGTCGGTGTATGAGCAGCGAGGAATCGTCACGGTCTAATGGCCTTTTGGAACCGAAACAAAGAGTCGCGTGCTACGTCCGGCCTAGCTATGCCACAGACGTGGCTTGCGGACGCCTTGGGGTTCTCCCCGTCACCGTCGGGTAAGCGGGTAACCCCACAGACCGCCCTCGGCGTGTCGGCGGTGTGGGCTGCCGTGTCGATGATCTCCGGTCAGGTCGGCCAGCTGCCGCTGAAGGTGTACCGGGAGGTCGGGGACGACGGGGAGCGCGAGGAAGCCCGAGGCCACCGGGCGTGGGTGATGCTGCATGACAAGCCGAACGAGCACACGCCGGCCGACCGGTTCTGGGCGACAGTCGCGACGCACATCCTGCTGTACGGCAACGCGTTCGTCCGCAAACACCGCGACATCCTCGGCCTCGTCGACGAGCTCACGCTGCTGAACCCGCAGTACATGAGCGTGTACTGGGACGGCGATCAGCTGATCAAGCAATACCGCTACCAGCCGCCGACGGGGGAACTGCAGAACTACACCCCCGACGACGTGCTGCACATGTGGGACATGAGCATCGACGGGGTGATGGGCCTGTCCGTCATCTCTCAGTGCAAGGCGTCGTTCGGTGCCGCGATCGCTCGGGATGAGTTCGAGGGCGGCTTCTATGCCAGGGGAGCGACGCTGTCGGGGCTGGTTCAGCACCCGAACCGCATCGGTCCCGAGGCGACGCAGAACCTGAAGCAGTCGATCGCGAGTCTGTTCGGTGGGTCAGCGAAGTCCCATCAGGTCGGGGTGCTCGAGGAGGGCGCCGAATGGAAGGCCGTTGGCTCCCCGCTGAGGGATCTTCAGTTCGTCGAGTCTCAGCAGCTGTCGAGGACGGACATTGCTGTGCTGTTCAAGCTGCCCCCGAACTATCTGGGCGGGTCGAGCGGCGACAGCCTGACGTATGCAACGGTGGAGTCCAATCAGATCCAGTTCGCCCTGCATGCGATCGCTCCGATTACAAACATCATCGCGACTGCGTTGACGTCGGACTCGAGCATCTTTCCGCAGAACATTTACAACGCCGAGTTCAGCATGGACGGCATGCTCCGTGCCGACGCTGGGGCTAGGGCGTCGTATTACAAGACGATGACGGACATTCAGGCGATCACGCCGAACGAGATCCGCAAGCTTGAGAACCTGCCGCCGCTGCCCGGTGGCGACAAGGTGAAGCTGCAGACGCAGGAGCGCGTCAGCATCACGGAGCAGGCGACGCCGGGTCAGCCGATCCCGACGAACCCTCCGCCGGAGCCCCCTAAGACTTCTCCCCCGCCGCAACTCGCAGCCGCGAACAACAGCGGCTGACCGTACCCCTCTCCCAAGGTGGACTGATGGACCTCGAGCAGCAGTTCGCGCTTGACCGTGTCGAGATGCGGTCAGTCGCCTTCACGGATGTGGATACGTCCAACGACGGCTGGTCCTTTGAGGGCCTCGCTGCGGTGTACGACCAGGAAACCGACCTGGGCCGCTTCACTGAGAGCGTCAGTCGTGGCGCGTACCGCAAGGCGTTGCCGGCGTCGGGGAACATTCCGATGTTCTACGACCACAACGACAAGCTGCCCGTTCTCGCCACCACGGCGGGCGGGACGCTGACTTTGAGCGACGACGCTAAGGGCCTGCGGGTCCGGGCGGACATCGCGAAGCATTACGTGGGTGAAGCGGTGCGGGAGCTCGTGGTGCGGGGAGACATCAAGGGCATGAGCGCGGGCTTCGTGGTCGGTGGAGGTAACAGCCACCTCGAGCATCGCGGCAACAAGCCGCATCGCAACATCACAGGCTTCAAGAAGATCCTCGACGTTTCCCCGACGTGGGAGCCTGCCTACTCCGGCACGACCGCCGAACTAAGGTCGTTGCGGGCGTTGCAGATCGCTGAGGACATCGAGCAGGCGCAGCAATTCCTCAAGGGCGCGGCCCCGCAGCTTGAGGATGGGGTGCCTGCCGATGCTGAAGTCGCTGTCGAGCCGGACAGCGAGCAGGACCCGGCCGAAGACGTGCCGGTTGAGCAGCGTTCCGGGGTGGACTGGGAGATCCAGGCCGCAGCAAGGAAACGCCGCCTGCAAATGCTGGGCCTCGCTGTCCTCGACAGCTAGCCCCGGCCTCTCAACAACACCGAAAGGATTCTTGCCATGAGGCGAGACGACGTTCGGCGCCTTGCTGAGCAGGAAGCGTCCCTACACGCGGATCTGCTCGAGCTCAACGGGGTGGCCGAGAAGGAGGAGCGCAACCTCTCCTCCGATGAGCAGGAGAAGTTCGACAAGATGATGGCGGACATCACGGATCTGCGTGAGCGGCGTTCCCGGGCGGAGAAGCTGCTGGTGCAGGACCGTGAGGTCCAGAAGACGCTGACGACTCCGATGGAGCAGCGCATCGGTGAGGACAATCTCCTCCCGGCCACCTACGAGGAGTACCGGACGCGCAAGCATGGCGTCGCCGCGTGGGACGAGCCGGAGGTTCGGTCCGCGTACTACCGGTACATGGTCGAGGGCCTCGACAACCTGGACGTCGAGGAGAAGCGCGCACTGTCGCGTGCTACGGGCGCGGCCGGCAACTTCCTGGTGCCGACCGATTTCTACGATCAGGTGATCCGGTCGCTGCGGTTCATGGGTTCGGTGGCGAACCTCGCGACGGAGATCACGACCGCAAGCGGCGACAGCCTGCAGGTTCCGGCCAACACCGCTCACGGAACGGCATCGTGGACGTCTGAAAACTCGGCGTACACCCCGTCGGACGAGACGTTCGCCCAGATCACCCTCGGTGCGAACAAGGCGACGTCGAAGATCATCATCTCCGAGGAACTCCTGCAGGACTCCGCGTTCCCGCTGGACTCGTTCCTCGCCAGGGAGTTCGGTGAGCGCATCGGCGTCCTCGAGAACACGGCGTACATCAAGGGGTCCGGCACCGGCCAGCCCCAGGGCCTGCTGTCGTCCAACACGGCGTCGAACATCACGACGGTGACGGCGGCGACGGGCAACACGACGTCGTTCAGCTACAGCGCGCTGGTGACGGCGATCTTCTCGCTGCCGCCGCAGTACCGCGCTGACGCTTCGTTCATCGTCAACGACGCATCCGCCAGGAACCTGTACCTGATGGTCGACGGTCAGCAGCGTCCGCTGTGGAACGTCAACGTCGCCCAGTCGGGCCCGGACACGTTCCTCGGGTACCCGATCTACACCGACCCGGACGTCCCGGCTCCCGGCGTGAACAACATCTCGGTGCTGTTCGGAAACTGGAAGCGCACGTACATGGTCAGGCGCGTGTCCGGGTTCTCGATGCAGCGTCAGAACGAGCTGCATTCCGACAACGGCCAGGTCGGGTTCCGCGGCTACGAGCGGGTGGACGGCAAGGTCGTTCTCCCCGCCGCCGGCATCGCTGTCGCCCACAGCGCCACCTAGGAAGGGAGTTGATCCAAGATGGCTGAGAAGGACACGAAGGTCACCCAGGAGCCCGCAGCGATCGGCAACGATGACCGCTTCGAGGATGTCCAGGTGAAGGGCGCGAAGCTTGCGCACGAGGACAAGGATCTCCGCGGTGGCCGCACCGACGGTCACATCCTCACCGCAGCCCCGCCGTCGGAGGCCGACAAGCACAGCTACCCCGGTCCCGGGGACGCCAAGCCCGAGCAGCCGCCGGTTCGCACGACCCGCCCCGACGTTCCGATTGCCGTGAGCATGGCGTCGGGCGCTGGGGAGCATGTGCCGCCCGACCCCGAGAAGTACGACGAGATGGGTCGCTGGCGCGGGTAACACCCGGATGCTCCCGGGGGCCACAAACCCCCGGGAGCACCACTTCTTTATGTCTCTCACCGCACTCCCAGTTCACGTTGCCCTGGTCGATGACACGGGCGCTCAAGACCCCCAGTACATGGCTGAGGTCGCAGGCGCCCTGAACGAACAGGTGCTGCGCGACTTCGCTCCTGTCTGGCATGTCCGTGCGTCGGTTGGCGCGTATCCGCAGGCTCCCGCCGGCACGTGGTCCATCCGGCTGCAGTACCGGCTCGATGACCCGGGTGCGCTGGGGTATCACAGCGACGAGAACAATCAGCCCGAGGCGTTCGTGATGGCAACGGACGACTGGCCCGCCACAGCATCCCATGAGCTCCTCGAGATGCTTGCGGACCCGTGGGGCAACCGGCTTCACTCAGGCAGGCTTCCTCACGGCGTCGAGGGCGCCTACGCAAGCTTCGGGCTGAAGCACCCGACGAGCCTTGTGAAGTACCTGCTTGAGGTCTGCGACCCACCGGAGGCCCGGTCCTACGACATCGGCGGGGTTCCGGTCAGCGACTTCATTACCCCGTCCTGGTACCACGCCGCGATGAAGACCCACACGGTCTACAGCTATGCCGGGATGTGCCGCCGGCCCCGTGAGATCCCGCCCGGCGGTTACGTCAGCTTCGCTACCCCTGACGGGAACTGGTGGCAGATCCTGAACCGCGGTGGGCTGCTGCAGACGAGCAACCTCGGCCGGTTTGACCGGTCGTCCTGGTCAAGCCTGCGGGAGTTCGTCGATGCTCACGCCCGTGAGGCCCGTGCATGACCGTTCTGACCGCCACGGCTGACGCGTGGATCGAGGACGACAAGCCGACCCTCTCCAACAACTCGACGTCGCAGCTGCAGGTCAGAGGCAAGACCCCGACCTCGTATGAGGCGTGGACGATCCTGACGTTCGACATCCCTCAAGGGGTGTCGGTGAACGCTGCGTCGCTGACGATCAACGCCGTCACCGCCGTAGCGGGGGCATGGACGGTCAGCCTCGCCTCTCCTGTCGCCAATCCGACGTGGAACACCCGCCCGACGCTTGGCGCGCTCCTCTCAACGCCGAACGGGATCGTTGCGGGCGCAAACACCATCCCCCTCGACGCCTCCCAGATCCCCACCGGCACCACGATCAGCCTCGTCCTGACCAAAACCGGCGGCGGCGTCTTCAAGTTCACATCCACTGAGGGCGGGTTCGGGGCACACATCGACGCTGACATCAAGACCG